TACCCCCCCCCCAGAAAAATTGTTACAATGGGGCAGTTCCCGTTCGGGGTTATTTGTGGATAGGTCTAGTGTATTGTGCCTAAATGTGCTAGATAGGTAACATTTGTGTTTATGGTTGACATTATGTGTGGGATTGTGGTAATTGGTTGGTTGAGCGCGAGATGGACTTGTGCTTGATAACTTATTTATATTATGCCTAGAGGCGACTCATATCAATTACAAGGCCAAATGGGTGGCATCGTGCTTACTGGTGCTGACAGCGCGACTGGTCTATTCCGTTGGATTCAAGCAATTACTGACAGTGTAATTGAGTCTGGTGCTGGTGAGACTGCTGGCAACTTGGATGACATTTCCAACCTTGATGGCAAGACGCTTGCTGCTGGTGCTGGCATTGGTGGCATCTTTACCAAAGTTCAAATCAGCTCTGGTACGGTTATTGCGTATTACGCATAATGTCCCAGTTCCGATCCACTGGTGGGTTAGATGACGCGATTGCCGCCGATGGTGATCGTGGGTTTGTTGGCGTGAACCAACGGTTGCAGCTTAACCAGTTGAAGGCTGGGGAGGTAAGGGAAAGCATTAACGGGCGCATGGAGGGTTACTGGAAGCCCCGCAAGGTGGTAGTTTCTAGGACTGGTGCGTTAACCGTTGGCGGTGATCCGTTGCAGTTGCCATTCTACTTGGTTGGCTCAAGCGTAATGATTACTGCCGCCTCAATTACTTCTGGAGTAGTTACGCTAACTACTGCATCAGCACACGGTTTAAGTGCTGGGGCCACACTGAACATTGCTGGAATTGGATATACTGCTGGAACCAATCCAAATGGAGTTTTTACAGCAACAACTGCAAGTGGATCAAGTATTACATATCCATTGTCTGGTGGTATAGGCCCATACACAGTTTCCGCTGTTTCACCTATTTCAGAGGTGATTACATCAACATCAAAGACCATCTCGTCCGCCACATACGCATCCAATATGGTAACGATTACCATGTCCGCCAATCATGGGTTTGAGATTGGTTCTAGCGGGTACGCTGTAGTGGCTGGACTGACCTTTACTGGCACTAACAACAACGGGGCCAAGGTGCTGACTTATGTTTCAGCGAACCAATTAAGCTTCCCTGTAACTGGGGTGACTGCGGTTTCTGGCACTGGCACACTCTCTCAGATGCCAATTAACGATGCGGCTAACGCTAATGTCCGAGCCTCCTGCCTGTTCAGCGATCCCAACTCCAACAACAAAGAATATGTGATTGTAGCGTTGGACACGGTTGCCAAAAAGATTGATCTAGCGCAAGTCGAGGCTAACTCCCTGTATGTTCCAGAGGACATCTCATATCCCTCTGGAACTGCCTTGGGCGCGGACACCGACATGATTCAAGTGTTCGACAAGGTGATGCTATTCCGAGAGGGGCAACAGGCGTTGGAGTGGTATCCTAATGGCAGGCCCATTCTCTCTGCGTCACAGAGTGGAACCACCGTTACGATGAGCGTTCGTGAACACGGGCTTGTGGCAGGAACATCTGTGGTTGTCGCTGGTTTAACTGGTGGCACTCCAGCCAACGGAACATTTACGGTTCTTTCTGGCGCAGGGCTAACTCAAGACCAGTTCCAATATACCTTTACTACAAGTCAAACCCAGACCTTTGGGGTGACTGCCGCCACCATGACTGACGGATTTACATTCTCTCCGGGCGGGGCTTACACTCAACCACAGGTGTTTGTTTCTAGTGGTGGGGATGTTTCTGTTTTAAATGGGCAGGTTTCCTTAGACCTTAGCGTATCTAACGATACCGTATTTGCTGGTGATGTCATTAGGGTTTACGAGAGTGACATACCAGAGTTCTCTGCAATTGTTGGAAAAGACTTTCAAGTGTCGTCTGCAACGCTGACAAACATCACATTCTTTGCGCCTGTAGCAAACATCACGGCAAGTGGTTCTACTGGACAGATTGAGTTTGGTGGTAGGTTCAGCGAGGGTGGTGGGTTTATGCACCAACCGGGTGCGCCTTGGGGTGTTCACTTCCAACGCCGCCTGTGGGTTCCGTACTACTACGACCAGTCTGGGGCTTACAACGCAGTCACCTACACCGACCGCAAGATCACAGACGAGATTGCCGTATCCGACATTCTTGACACCACCACCTTTGACCAGATCGAAAACCAGTTTCGTGTTTCTGGTGGTACTGCTGACTATGTGGTTGGGATGCATGGGTTCTACGACGATGCGTTGATTGTCCTCAACAGAAACAGCATCCACCAGATTAAGGGGACGCAGGGGACGCTTCTAGACACTAGGGTTACAGAACTAACCTCCGAGGTTGGCTGCTTAGCTCGCAAGTCCGTAGTGATGAGGGCTAACACCATGATGTTCCTGTCGGATGATGGGGTGTATGGTGTGGAGTTCCTTAACGATTACAACCTTCGCGGGGCCGAGGAACCAATTTCCAAGAACATCCAACCTTACATTGACAGGCTCAACAGGGATTTGTCTAACAAGTCAGTTGGAATCTTGTTTGATAACAGGTACTACCTTGCGGTTCCGCTGGATTCCGCGCCGGGTATTAACGATGCTCGCGGGAACAACTCAATTTTAGTGTACAACTTCCTAAATGGAGGCTGGGAGTCGCTAGATACCTTTGGTGACGATAGTTTTTTGATTGACAACCTTATTATTGGTTCAGCAGGGGTGAGAAATAACTTGTATGCTGTGACCGCTAACGGTGGATTGCACCAATTAGAGGCGTTTGATGACTCGAATGACACAATTAGTGTGTCCAATATCAACGATGTTAAGACATCTTCTCCGATTCTGTCAAAACTAATCACCCGTGGCTACGACCTTGAGACATTGGAGCGGAAAAGGTACACAGACTCGCAGATCAATATGCAGGGGTTGCCCAGCCAAAATTCTGAATACCTAATTGAGTTTGCTGCTGAAGACCCAGATAACTCATCGACCATTGGAACTACCACTCAATTCCTTGATGGACAAATCCTACAATCAATCAACCAAGAAGCTGAAACGGCAAGCATTAGGTGCAGGCTTGGTGGCATTAGAGGCTATACAGGAACCATGATCTTGACAAGAACACAGGGTTCGGCCAAGATAAACTCAATCAAAGTTGCTGGATCAGTAACAAATAGACAAATAATTTCACAGAAATAAGTTATGGGCGCAGTTAATACGACATACACCTTCACGGCTACTGATGTAATCACTAGCACAAAGATGAATAATATCATTGACGAAACCGTTATGACAGGTGACGCTGTTCTTGGTGGATCTGGTGGGAGTGGTGGACTAGATATAGCGTCTGGACGACTGAGCATTTCCAATGGGGCCATTAACTCAAGCCGACTTGCGACAAATTCTGTTACAACCAATGCTATTACTGATGGTTCTGTTGAACCAATAAAGTTGTCTACTGGTGGCCCTATTTGGAGTGCTGGCTTAAATGGCGCAACAACAATGCAACCAGTAATTGAACTTGGTGGAACAATAACAAGCAGTACATCTTCGTTAATTGATTTTCATTCGGTGTTTCCATTAAATGACTATGATGCAAGAATACTTAGAGAGACAGGATCAAATGGGAACTTTATATTAAATAATATTGGAACGGGGTCTTTCATTTTATCAAACACAGATGCTGGGCCGATGTACTTTGTTACATCGTCATCTGAGAGAGTAACCATTACATCTGGTGGTAATGTTGGAATTGGAACAATATCTCCACAAGCAAAATTACAAGTGGCTGGGGGTAAAATAAGAATTGAGGGTCACTCTGGAGAGGGTGGACAACTTGAATTGCTAAACGCTGCCAATAATGACATTCAAGCTATTTTTGATGTAGATGCAAACGATGTAACAAGAATTTGGACATTGCCATATGAACCACTTTCATTTGGAACTAATACTGGTGAAAGAATGAGAATAGATCCAGATGGCAATGTCGGCATTGGGACAACGACACCAAGCACGAAGTTACAAGTAAATGGGACTGTAACCGCTACTGCATTTTCCGGGCCTTTAACTGGTAACGCCAGTTCAGCATCAACGGTAAGCGATAGTGCAATTACCGCAGCTAAACTAAATGGCAGTCAAAGTGGGTCTGCTCCTATTTATGGCATTAGGGCATTTGGATCTGTGGCACTTGGTACGCCCAGAACACTTGGATCTGGCTCAAAAAACCTTGCATCTACATCACGCATTGATTCGACACATACACAAGTAACATTTTCAACAAATATGGTTGGGACTGATTATGTTGTTTCTGGATGCTCTAGGAATGATGCTGACTTTATTTTTAATACATACGATCACCAGACAAATGGATTCAAAATTTTTCACAGTACTGAAGGCGCATTAAGAATTGTCCAGTTTGTTGTTATTGAATGAACCAGCATTTATCAAAAGCATTTTATGACTACACAAGAAAAAACATCAACTTTACCAATGTCATTGATTGGCATTTTTGTAATGGTTTTGTATTGTGTAACACAGAATGTTTCGGTATTGGGTACTTTTCGGACTCCTCAGAACCCACAAATCCAACACAGAAACACCACGCTAACTCACTATTTGTTACATACTGCGCTGGAGACATGCGGCAAGTGCTTGAACTTTTTGAAGGGCAATTTGACTTTGTGTCATTCCAAAGGGAATTTAAAGGATCTGGTAGCGTGAGACTCTGGGACTATCAAAAAACACTTAATAGAATAAAATAATATGGGATCACTTTTTGGCGGCGGTGGTGGAGATGTTCCAATGCCCACAGACATCTGGAAGAAAACTGGAAAGAATAAAACTACTCTTCCAGAAAAGCAACTTGCTGGAGTTACTGGTTATTACAGGAAAGCACTTCCTGCATTCCTCGGGACGAATGCTCAATACACCCCGCAGTTCATGCAACAGGGGTTTGAGTTCGGCGGCCAAGGTGTTACTGGGTTTGAGGCACTTCAACGGCAGGCTGCTGGTGGTGCTGCACAAACTATTGCCGATCTTCGCGCACAGGAACTTGGAACTATGGGTGGTCAAGCTGGGCTCACCCGTGGACTTATGGAGGCACTTTCTCCAGAGCAAGCGGCACAAGTCGCAAATATGCAGGATCTAGCCACTCAAGCCGCAGGTGCTGAAGCTGGATACACTAGCCGCATGGGCGAAGCACTTGGAATGTACGGAATCCGACCGCAAGAATTTACTCCTACCATTCAAGCAGCAGAACAAGACGCTGCGATGGCGAACCAGATGGCTCAAGAAGCCTACGCCCGTCGAGGAACACTTTCCGCTCAAGAGCAACGCATGGCGCAACAATCAGCAAGAGAAGCCGCACAATCCGCTGGCAGGCTTGGAGGGAATGCAGCTATTGCCGCAGAGATTCAAAACAGGGAATCTGCACTTGCTGGCCGGAGAGCGCAAGCCGCACAGGTAGGTCAACAAGCATTTGAGCAGCGTCAGAATCTAGCAAATCTTCGCCTTCAAGAGCAACAAGGTTTGTTTAATCAACGACTTGCTGGAGCACAAGCTACGGCAGAAATGCAACAGGCTGGACTTGGACAATTGCAGGACATCGAACGCATGCGTGCTGGACTTCGTGGGACTGCGGGCGAAGAGGCAATGAGAGCTTACGGTGCTGCTGGTGGATTTTACACTTCACCCGGACTTGAAATGCTTCGCTCAACTCCGCAATCCTATACTGCAGGAACATCATTGGCGGGTATGGGTCTTGAACTTGGGCAAAGCATGGGGCCGCAACTTGATTATAACCTTCCACTCACCCTTGCCCGTGAGCGTGCTGGTGCACTAGATGAGCGTAACCTTGCTCAATATCAAGCAGATCAACAAGCTAGGGCCGAAAGGGGCAAGATGATCGGAAGCCTTGTTGGTCTTGCAGCAATGCCATTTACAGGTGGACTCTCCGCTGGTCTTGGTCTTACAGGTCTAGCAGGTGGAGCCGCAGGAGCAACTGGCATGAGCGGTCTTGGACTCTCCGCTGGAATGGGACTAGCAAATATGTTCGGTGGGATTCCACGCGCAACTCCAGTCTAATAAAATTATGGCACTCGTAGCAGGAAACATACCCGTATCGGGATATAGGACTCCAGACTATTCTGGAGCGGCAGCGGCAGGAGGAGCGGCACAAGCAGCACCATATCAGATGATCTCTGATCTAGCTGGGCAGGCAAAGGACTACTTTAAGCAGCAGGGGGAGAAGAAGAAGCTTGTCAAACAAAGCGGCCTTCAGATTGACGCTGCGCTCCAATTATTCCCCGACCTTGCCCCATCGCTTCAAAGCGTAAAAGAACGCATGCGCGACGAGAATATCCCACTTGCTGATCGTGCTGCGGAAGCCGAGGTGGTTGCGAACTTAATCAACATGGGTGTTGGTGAGATGCGTAATCGCTCAAACATGTCGTTTCAGCAAGATCAAGCACTTGCTGATGCAATCTACAAGGAGCAAAAGCTTGGGATGGAGGAAAGGCGCACTAGAGCAACTGAGTTTAGTGCTATGCAAGGCGCAAAACCAACATTTGATCTCAAAAAAGCAACCATTACTTCTCCAGATGGAAAGACATTTAAAAAGGACATCCCTTACGACGAAGAGAAGGGAATGTTTTTTGATCCAGACGCTGGGAAGTATATTAAGGATATTAACAAGTGGGGTTTTGGTGAGTCATCTTATGTTGATGGTGAGGCAATGCCGACTCCAACATCTCAAAATGAAATTATTGCCCCAGCTACAGCGTATAGTTTTGGGAAAGCTGTTGGTGGCCCGGATGAACTCCAAGACAAATGGACAAATAAAGGATACACCTCAACTGGCCCAAATCTAATTGAGGGTGTTGTTGCCGTAAATACTAATAAGTATCCACTTGGCACGATATTTAAGGATTCAGAAAGCGGAAAAGTCTATGTAGCCGCAGATCGGCATGGAAACAAAGATTCCGGGGTGATTGATTTCTTCCAGAATCCAGAGAATTATACTGGTGGAAAAACAAATAGAAGGCTTTCGATTATTGGGTCAATACCAAAGAACAAGATCCCTAAGACTAGGGAGGGCATGTCAGAACTAATCAAACAATACAGTGAGGTTCCAGATTATAGCACAAGTTCAAATGCCTCTCAGATTGATGGTGCGCTTTCGATTAGCGGTGACATGAGCCAACAGGCAGCAGGAACTCCAGAGCAACAAGCTGAGATCGCCAGTATGATTGAACAGGGTGCTGGAATGGCGACATCACAGGTAGCACCTGGCGGAGCTATGCCGACAGAACCTCGAATGGCCCAACCTCAACCAGCAGTCCAGCAAGCACCGCAATACAAAGTCCGTCCTGGATTTGTGCCAGTTAACGGTGGCGATGAATATAGACCATCGACGGCAGAGGAAGAGAAATTCTACGGCACAAAAGGTCAAGTAAGCAAGAAAACTGGGAAATTTAGTCCAATCACGCCGCCTCCGGGAATGGTTATTAGGCAGTCTCCGGGAGGTGGTATTGAATTTATTCAAGGTGCTGGAGCTGCGGATAGATTTACAAAAGCTGCAGAAGAAGCTAAAAAACAAACGGTTCAATCGGCTGATGTAAATGTTCAAGACTTAATGGAGGTAAAAAGGCTTTACGCTTCTGTAATGCAGTCAAAGGGTATCCTGCCTGCTGCTAAAAGAAAACTTGAATCAATGACTCCAGGAACTGAGCTTTATACAATTCAAAGCGAGCTTATTAAGCCGTTTCAAGACAGATTAGGTTTAGAGCAAATTACTCAGATGAGGCAATCATCTCCAACTGGGGCAGCTCTTGGTAATCCTAGTAATGCTGAAGGCCAACAACTTAGGAGTAAATTTGGATCTCTTGATGCGACCGCAAGCCCAGCTATTTTCAACAGGAATGTTAATAGGGCTATTGAGTCGTATCTTGATGTTATTCACGGAACGCCAGAACAAAGGGACAAGTTGGTCGAGGAAGGTAAAATCACAGAACAACAGAATGCTCAAATCGAAGCACTCTATCCTTCATCCACGATGAACACAATGGGTATTGAACAGCCGAGACAAACAGGAGGTACTGGAAACCCTGCTATTGACGAAATCATCCAAAGGAATAATATCAAAATCAAGTAATGGAAGGTCAATTCAAAGTTGGTCAGTTTAAGGATGTGCTATCTTCTCTTGTTCAAAAGAGAACCGCACTAAATAATGAGATCGAAGCTCTTAAATCATCAGATCCATATGGGGCTGAGTTAAGGCAAGAAGACCTCAAGGCACTAGATCAAGACATTATTTCTGTTGACGAGGCAATTGGGCAAGAAAAAGGGAAAGCGTTAAAGTCCATTGAGACTGGCGAATATAAATTCGTCGGCCCAACTGAGGGCGTTCCTCCAATGCCTGGGGAAATCAGAGAGCCAGGATTTAAGGCTCCTACCAATACTGAAAAGCTAAAATCCACATTGGCTACCGCATTGGATGTTTCCCAAGATGCAATTGATTTGGATTCTGGACTTCCTAGTAGGGATCGGTTCAATATGTCATTCCTCCAAGATAAGTCAAAAGAAGACTATCTTATTGGCAAATATAAGGATTCGGTTCAGACAGTAAATGTTGAAGGATCTCCAATGTTCCTTGTTAAGCGGCCAGATGGAAAATTAGTTGCAGCGGACGAACGCGGATTCAATCCCAAAGACCTACTTGATATTGGAGGTGAAGTTCTTCCGACACTTTCAGCTATAGGCACTACAATCGCAGCTGCTCCAACCCAAAGCCCATTGCTAGCCGCCGGAGCTGGTTCTACTGCTTCTCTTGCTGTTGGAACTGCTCAAGATCAATTTGTAAGAGCTGTTCTCGGAGTTGGTGAGAAGCTACCAGAAAGCATTCTCAGGAGAACTACTGAGGAGGCGGTTGGCCTTGGTATTGAGGGTGCGCTTGGACTTGCCGCTAAACCATTTGTTAAACGGATTGGGAAGCCAGTAGAGAATAAATACTATAAGTCACTACTTGATGCTGAGGAGAAACTCAACAAATCCCAATTCATGATGGATCGCGGCGATAAGGTTTTCGTGCCTACTGCCGCCGCTCGTGGTGAAGCTAAACTTGTAGAACAGCTTCAGATTGGCGAGAAGATACCAAGATCGTTGCTTGGAAGGCGCATCTCAAAAACACGGAATATCCTTCAAGAGTGGATGGATTCAAGAACGCGTCCAGCAGAAGCCAAGGAAAGGCTTTACAAGGCCGCGCAAGATAACCTTGCTCAAAGCAACCAAGAACTTGTTGATGTTGTGTCGGCTTACGACAAAGACATTGCAAAGCAGCTCCGTGGGGATCTTGATGAGAAACTTTACGATTTGCAAGCGAACATGGGCAAGGACACTAGTGTTCAACTTGGAAATGACTTAACAAACATTCTGTCAAAAGCTGAGGAAATGACAGATAATGTTAAGAATGATATTTACAAAAACTTTTACGATGCTGCTGACCAAACTGGTACATTCCACGATCCCGTGGATGTGGCCGGAATTATTAGGGGTTCATTGAAAAAAAGCTACCCATTGAGGAACTCGGCACTTGAACAACTTGCCGACCAAATCGAGTCAAGGGCAACTAATGGCGAGAAAGCGGATTTGCTTAGGCAGAAAATAGCGGAAGGTAAGATTGGGGAAGACAAACTAGAAAGCACATTAAAGGAGATCTCCCAACTTGAACTCAATTCCGGCCCGATTGATCCACTTAGTCTTGATAAGTATTTAAGGCTAGTTCGTGACGCAGTTCCAGAGGGAGGAGCTGTTGGACAAGCTACACCTAAACAGGTCGCTAGCCAAGCTGAATCAGCCCTGCAAAAATACAGAGACGAGTCCTACACCCAGGCTGGGCTAAAAGGCTTATGGGATGATGCTACGGTCAAGTACAAAGAAAGACTAGGTTTTGAGACTGGATCTGTAGGACAAATACTGAAAGAGGCGTTTGGGGAGCAGAAGATGACCCCCAGCCAAGTCGCGGCAAAAGCCATCTCAGATCCAACAATTGCAAGAAAAGTTATTCAAGCGGCATCTATTGCTGATCCAGCTCAAGCTGCGGCATTACGCAACAGAATGGCTAACGCTTACCTTGAGAAGGTTGGTTTTAATGGCCGTAATGGAATCGAAGTCGGTGGCCCTGTCAAATTCGACGAGGAAATGGTTACCGAGTTGTTTGGTTATAGCCCAAATACTGGAGAAAGAAATGAAAACTACGGCATCTCGATGGTTAAGAAGTTGAGAGCTTTAAATCAATCACTCCAAAGAAATGGTGCAGATGCATCAAAACTATCAATGCGTGATCTTGAACCACTTCGCGCGACGATGTCTGAAAAGAGTTACAATGAAACAGCTGATTTAATCGCCAAGCGAGCAAAGGCAAAGGCTGATCTTGATTCTTTCACAAATAATAAGATAATTGATGTGGTGCTTAAAGGTCATAATGGAGTTCTGGAGAACGCTCGTTTGCCGGAAGCAATGTTCACAGCACCAAATGCTCATGTATCACAAATTATGGGCAAGCTCAATGATACTGAGAGAAAGGAGATTAGAAACGATTTCGTTTCTTACTTGTTTGCTCGTTATCAGCCTAAGGGTGACATCACTAAATATGGTAACGATCTGTGGGATGCTAACAAGTTCCTAAACGAGATCACCAAAGGAAAGAACAAATCTACAATCGAAAGAAACATTAGAACTGTCCTTGGAGATGAGTTTTACGATGAGTTTAAGAACGCATCAATGGTTGCAACTTCAGTAAGAGAAGTCGGTCCAATGGGTGATCAGATTGCACCAAGGATGGTGGCATCTGGATCTGGAGTACATGGTTATGTCGCTGGAAAAATTACAGATCCAGTTAAACACAAGATTGCATCTTGGATGTATGCTGGTGGACAACTAATGCCATTTATTAGAAAAGTTTATAGAAAAGAAATCTCACCAGAGGACTATGCAAGGAATTTAACTGCCGCTATAGCTGCATCTAGCACGACGAGCCGTGGTATTGGTGCTTTGTTTGGAACTGGTCGTAACGATCCAGCATTCATGGATTACATTGTCGAAAACCTCGGCGTTCTTCCGCAGGATGATGAAGATTTCCGCGAGAAGTACGGAACCAAACGCGAATCAATTTCCGGCAAGGATTATGAAATCAAAAAGTAAAAAACAAGTACGCTACCTGCTCAGTAAGGTTTCGCCGCTTTCCTCGACGCAACAGAATAAGCTCAAAAAAGAGTTGCACTCTGGGGCCGTTAAGGTTAAAAACGGCAAGAAGACCAAATGAGCGACGAAGACCTATCAGCGATTGATAGTAAAGAGGCGATGAAAGAGTTCTTCCTTGAGGTCAAGGAAAGGGCTAAGCAGTTCCCTCGGAACACTATCGAGAACTATAACCCGAATGTGGCGGCACAGATTCTCTGGATGCTTGCGCAGGGTGGGCGTATCAATGCTATTGCCAAGAAGTGCAAGGTGACGCATGAGACTGTTCGTGCGCTGGAGTGGAGGCATAACGACACACTGGAGTCAAAGCGTAAAGAGTTCTCTAAACGCTATGCCATTGCTGCGGCTGAGTACACCGACCTGTTGTTCGAGAAAGCCGAACAACTGAGCCGTGACCCAGACCAGCTCAAGGCAATCTCCCCAGACCGATTGGCGTTGACTATTGGCATTATGACCGATAAGGCTGGACAGCTTTCGGGCATGGCGAGTACCATTGTTGAGCATCGCAAGGGGCCGTCTATTGATGATGCCGCCAAGATGATTGCAGAAGCCAAGTCTAGGATTGCCAATAAAGTCAAAGCTCAAGCGGTAGAAGCCGAAATCGTAGAATGATACCAGAACCAGAATCAAGATACGCCGACCACCTCAAGGATGGTGGCAGCTTAGTTCGCCACTACATGGTCGAGCATGACGGGGTTCAGCACAAGTGCCATACCCTGTGCTACGCCTCGTATCTAGCCGAGAAGTTCAACGCTAAGATTTGGAATGTGGTGCTGGAGAAGTTCGTCAAGCCCTTCATTGGCGTATGTAAGCATTGCAAGAAGCGTCGAGAGCTTCACTTTGTTGACGGGAATAGAGGATCATTTCCAGCGGAGGAGGATACATTTGGATGTGAGGAATGCGGGAGCGTTTACAGGATTGTTGACATTCTCATGGAGACAGACGCATACAAAACCAAGTAATGCAGTGGCGCAAACATCCAATCCTTCAGCCTCCCAGCGATGACGAGGTAGCCTTGATGGAGCCAGATGATCTCGTTGAGCTTCATCGGGTGTACCATGAGGCTATTGAGAATGCCGAGAAAGATCCATTTCGCTACGGATTTAGGCTTCCGCATTGGGAGAAGGCTGAAGAGCAACTGCTTGAGGTTAATGAGATCGTGGCATTGGGGGGCAACAGGTCGGGCAAAACGCAATGGGGTGCATACTCGGTTGTAAAAGCCGCTGTAGAAAACCCAAGAGCTGAGATATTCTGTTTTGCTCAGACCGCAGAGGTCAGTATTCGCCAGCAACAAAGCACTGTATGGGACTGGTTGCCAGCAGAGATGCGCACCAAGCAAACCTCGGCCAATGCCTATATTTCGTATACCAAGAAAAATGGCTTTACGGATAATTCGCTTATATTACCCAATGGGTCGCAGATAATCTTTAAGACTTACTCTCAGTATCAGAACAATCCTACAATTCTTGAGGGAGCCGAGCTTGGTTCGAGATCACCCAAGTGGCACAACATTGGGGTTTGGCTGGACGAGCATTTAGGTGGCCCAGAGCTAATTAACACTTTGCGCTTTCGACTTGCTACTCGCAATGCCAAAATGCTTGTGACATTTACGCCAATTGATGGATATACGGAAGTGATCAAAGAATACTTGGACGGAGCTACTAGCATAGAAAGCCGAGAAGCCGAGCTTCTAGGCGGCGAGCTTGTTCCCTATGTCCAACGGAGCAAGAAACGCAATGCCAGCGTCCACTACTTTCATTCCAAGGACAACCCTTTCGGTGGCTACGAGCGAATCAAGGAGACCCTAGTTGGAAGGCCTCGGGAGGAGATTCTAATTCGTGCGTACGGGGTTCCGGTTAAGTCCCACGCCACCAAGTTTCCCAAGTTCAATAAAGAAGTCAATGTTGTCCAGCCATCAGAGATCCCAACTACGAATGTTACTCGCTATCAGATTATTGACCCGGCGGGTGCAAAGAATTGGTTTATGGCTTGGATTGCTGTGGATGCGTCTGGCACATTTTGGGTATATCGTGAGTGGCCGGGTGTCGATGTAGGCGACTGGGCTGAATGGAAGGGTGGCAAGTGGATGCCAGGACAAGGGGCTAAAGGACAGGGCTTTGGTATCCGTGACTACATGGACTTGATTGCCGAACTTGAGGGTGACGAGAAGATCTTTGAGAGACTAATTGACCCTCGGCTTGGAGCGGCAAAATACCAGTCTGCGGATGGGGCATCCTCTATCATTGAGGATTTAAACGATGCCGGCATGGTTTGTATTCCAGCTCCAGGTTTAGACATCGACGATGGACTACAGGCACTTATTGGCAAGATGTCATGGGATACCACTAGACCTGCGGATTCGGTCAACCGACCGCATTTCTATGTCTCTTCCGAGTGTGAGAACATTATCCAAGCGTTGTCGGAATACACGGGTGATGGCGGTTTGAAGGAGGCATGGAAAGATCCAGTCGATGTACTGCGTTACGCCGCCATTGCTGGCATAGATCATGTTGACGAAACCCGAAATCTTGCTACAAGACAAGGAGCGGGAGGCTACTAACAAGCTATGAAGACTCAAAACAAACCGATAGTTGCCGAGGAGCTTATCATCGATTGCCTAAAAGAAGCGTATCTCAAGAGAGCAAAAATGGAAGAATATGGGAAAACCCCTAGACTTACCGAGGAGCTTGAAACCCTTGAACATGCGATTCGATACATGAAATCTAAACTAAACCATGAAAACAGCACCAACTAAGAAAGCAGCAAAGCGTGGTCGCCCACCTAAAGCTAAGCCAGAAACCCTTGATTCCCCCGTGGAACCTCAAGATGACACCACCTATGAGGGAGATTATCTAGTTATCCGCAAATGCCCAAACCCTAGTTGGGTAATGGTTCGCATGGACGGTGAGGCAGTCCCAGTTAAGGCTCCACCTCGGGTTTCGCACAAACTAGTTGGCAAACCCATAAAAGTTGTTATGATACGCCCCGAAGTAGGCGAGCAGTTCTACGAATATATGCCATCATGAGCGCACCAACAGAAGAGCAAGAAGAGTCGATGATCTACGCCGAGGACGGCCCTAATGTCATGGCGTTGGCTGATGCCTACGACAATTGCCTTATTGACTTGGAGGAATACTTTGAGGCTTGCTTGCGTTCGTATGATGACCGCCGCAACCTTTGGCCGGGGAAATCAGACGACCTCCGTAAACAAGCCGCAAATGCCTTTCCTTGGCAGGGAGCTAGTGATATTGAGGTCAATGTCGTCGGGGAGCGTATCGACGCATTTGTGGCCATCCTAGACCAAGCATTGCAGCGTTCCCACATTAAGGCGTTCCCAACCTCAATGGCATCCATGCCACGGGCCTCAATGGTGTCTGGATTCCTTAAATGGATGCGCTCGTCCTATATCCCGAACTTCCGTCAGCAGATGGAATTGGGTGCTAATTATCTGCTAGAGAAGGGGTTGATGGTGTCATATGTCGGATGGAAGCGTGAAAAAAGGACATATTTGCAACAGGTATCCAT